TTCCTACTGTAGTTTGTAGCTTTGGTGGCTATGGTCAACCTGGCGACGCTTGGACAGATACTCCGAACTCGTCGTGGGGAGGCTGTGCTTTTAGCGCTGTAGGTGTTACGAATACCTCATTTACTGCTCGATGTCGTCGATTCGATGGTGCTCAACTTCTAGGAACATATTATGTGAATTGGATAGCTATAGGTTAAATCTAGTTACTTTTTCGTGTACCATAGAGTCACATAAGATTGAGCATAGCCACTCTGGTCAGCGTATGTCTGAATATTTACGTTTGTGTTGTCAGCGTATACTGTCACTGTATATGGCTGCTGGTCGGCGGCGTGTGGCAGGTTAATAGTTGCTCCAATTGAGTTTTCTTTGGCAATACCTTGAATTCTGATAACTAAATCTAAATTAGAGATGTTATGCGGTTTTTTGATAGTAGTTGCACGACCAAGTCCACCCATCGCGAAAGTTTTTTGAAAAATAGTCTTGCCGTTTATCCATTTTTTGCCAGTATTTATCTCATCGGTAGAATATTTATTGTCTGGCATTGTCGTAAAGTCTATCTTGTCGGCTGTAACCGTTGAATTCTTCAACTTGCTACCAACAATAGCTCCATCGTTTACACCAGTTCCATCAGCTAAAGACGCAACGTTAGCCATTTGATTGTTGTGATCTTGAGCCGTGATTGTCGTCAGTGGCGTGAAGACTATATTTGGATGTGGTAAGCTCATTTTTCCTCCTTAAAAATATCGCCCGTTGGTAATATCATTGGCGAAAACTCTTCTGCAAAGACATTACTTAAAAGCTCCTCGTCAATCTTTTCTGCTATAGAATCTAAGAATTCGTCAATAATAATTTCGCTTGGCTCTAATGTACATAAAATGAGGCTGAACGGATGCTTGCCTTTCAGTTCGTAGTTTTTTGAGTAGTGCCAAATTATGCTAGGCGTAAAAACAGCGACGCCATTTTCTCGAACAGTATTTCCATTTGGTTGTTTATGAAGTCGATTTATATTTGGAATTGATGACCAAATAAAGACCTTATTCAAATTTGATTTATCCATGGATATAATTTTGAGCTTTTATCGTGAGCAACAAAAACCCGCCCTCATTTTCAGATGGCAAAAAAGGCACCCCGAAAACGGAGTGCCCCACAATGACAGCTGCAAATCACAACAACTGCCCAGCTATCGTACTACTTTTTAAGCGATTGCTCAAGTCGGTAGTTTATCTCACCAGTTACGCTACGACCGTTTTCTGCAGCAAGCACTACAAGTCGTTCATATACTTCCTGCTTAATTCGTACGTTATAAACTGGCGTAGGTACTTCAACCTTAGATTTGATAATCTTGCCATTCTTTTTTACAATTCGATTTATTATTGGCATAGTCTTTCCTTTCTTTAGAGCACCCTAGCGTCAAGCGAGGCGTTTGGTTTTATATTAGTTGTAGATCATTCTCTATTTGGTAGGCGATCGCTTCTTGGTCTAACACCTCTTTTAGTTCGTTGAGCGTGTTCATCACCTTTTGACGTTCGTCTGACAGATAGAGTACTGCTGTTTCCTCTGCCTCACCTCTCCAGTATCCAATGACTGGATAGTCGAGAGTGAAAGCTTCGTGATTAGCGTTTACGGTTGATATTATCTTGTCGACCTCAAGTTTTTTAGTCTTGTTATTGCTTCCGATAAAAGCTTTGATTGTGATTTGTTCTATCATTGTGTGCTCCTAATTGTTAATGTGCCTCGCTTGACTGTCTTAATTATAGCAAAGTTGCATTCATAATGCAAGCATTTTGCGTGCATTTTATGAACTTTTTTTATAAATTAGATACTTACTTTATGTACGTAAATGTTTATTTGTAATAGACACTATACAGCAATAACTTTGCGGTATTTTAGTGCCATTATAGTCCAGCATGGCATCATCTATCAAAAAGAAAAAAATACGTCCAGGTCCTGTGGTGCTTGATTCGCATAGATCAACATCTTTAGGTAGATTACTATAGAGAGATTTATAATCGCCAGTGTTATGAACATGGCTACGAATAATCCCTGAACTACCTATAGTTTTACTGTTTAAGTTGCTAATTTTTTCCAGTTGTTTAATTGCTTTTCTTATTTTAGCAACATCATTGATCTTACTTAGCTCGCATGTAGAATTATTGTAGTATTGGAAAATAATACGATAATTTTCTATATCAGTAGAGACCTCTGGAATAGACGTATCAATAGCCACTGCACCTGGTATTCGACTATCATCAACATCAGCAACTGATTGCTGGATTGCTAGTTTCTCTCGGCGGGCTCTTTTACGCTCCTTTTTGCGCTCTTTTAAGTTTTTCCCCATAGTATGATTTCATTGTGTCAGTAGATATTTCGTCGCTTGAATTCTCAAAAGGCATCTTTTCACCTCTAGCCTCTCGCCAAGGCGTCTCGGTATGGCTTAGAACTTCAAGATAGTCTGCATCATATTTTCCATAGACAGATAGTACGTCTTTTACTACTGCAGCTACATCCTCATCAATCTTCTTCACGTCTCTTATAGCTTCAGGCGGAATAGCTTCAAATACGAAGTTTTTGTATTGTCTATATACGTCTGGAACTGCTGGACCATGTACCCAAGCCTCGATTTCATCATTAAAGGCTTTTTTATCGTATAAGACTAACGTCCATGCTTGAACGTAATATAAAAGCTTCTGGAGTTTTTTGTTGCTGATATCGTTAATACCAGATTCTTTTCCAAACTTGATAATATATTTTGAAAGATTTATAGCGTCCATTTTTTTCTACCTAACATAAGCATTATATCATTTTTAATTAAATTATACCCATAGATATCCAACTATTGTTAAGATTTTTATAAAAAAACTACCCCCTCAATTGAAAGTAGTTTTTCATAAAACAATAATCTGATTATATCAGGAAAACACAGATTATTCAACAGCCTCTTTCATCTGTCGCACCAAGTCTAGGATAATAGTCTTAGCTGCAGATAATCCAGCCGCGATCGCAGATAATGCGGTAGCCATCGTTAAAGCATACAATTCGTGCCAGCTCGCCGCAAACAGTAGATTTACTAAGTTTACGCCAGCTAGTAAAAATGTCGCGATAAACGTTTGTATGAACGTCCATCCAGCACGAATAGCTACGTCTTTATAGTCAATATTCTTTAGTGCTTCTAATTTCATATTTCCTCCTTATTTCTTAAACTTAAAAATGCTCATTAGAAAATCGATAATCTTCTCTAATAGGCTTTTATTCTTAGCGATATCTTGACTTAATTTGCCGATAGACCTCATAACGTCTTCGTTAGTAGGTTGTGGTGCTAGCGGTTGCTCCTGCGGCTTTTCTTTGGTTTGAGGTGTCTGTTGTAGTTCTGGTGTCTTTGGTGATAGTTGTGGCTGAGGGCGTTTCTCTGGTCGTGGTGTACCTGCATCTCCATTCGCTAATTCGCGTACTCGTTCTGCTAATACCCAGATTCCGTCATCTGCCATTTTTAGCTGTAGGTAGCGTTTGTTGTTTTCGGTAGTTTCGTCTAATACCTCTGTACCGCCGACAATTCGGAAGTAATCACCCGTATTTATTTCGCCGTCCAGTAAATAGCCGTCTTTATCTGTTCTCACTGCTACAGAAACGGGTACACCATTGTCTTCCCAATCAAACCCATCAATTAGTCGGTTACATCTAATTTGTCGTAAATCGAATACGGTTGCCACTTCATCCGCATAATACACTTCAGGAAGTGCTACACGCTTTGTTTCTTTTGGTTTACCCACATACCTATAAAATGCGTATGGTGGGCAACCTGACGCACTCCAGAGCCAGTCGTGATTGTCTATTACAATCCCTGCCTGATAGCGACAGTTGATGATATTATCTGCGTCCACAAACATTCCCGTGTGTCCTAATGCACCACCTGAATTGCCGCGAATACCCCAGATGAAAATATCTCCGCGTTGTGTGTCTGCTTCGCCGTTAGCGTCCTCAGACAGTCGAACCCAACCATTCTTTTCTAGGGCGTCAAATAAGGTGTCTGTATTGCCAATCCAATAACTAGCAGGTAAAAGACCTGCTTCTTTTAATGCGTGGTATACAGAGCTTGAGCAGTCGTATGAGCTAGGACCATTCCGACTTTCCATTGAATAAAAAACTCGTCCTTTACGTGCGTAAAACCAAGCTAGTGCTTTTTCTATCATATTATTTCCTCCTTACTTGAGTTTGAACTTCTTCTTGTAATTCTGTAACTGCTTTATTTTGCTGAATTAGATTATTGGTTGCGTAAATAGCCAATCCTACAAGTGCGATTGCAAATAATTTCGCTAAGTTGCTTGTTACAAGGCTCCAAAAATTCATAACACCTTCTATTTCAGTGCGTTTGACGTATTTCTCTTCTGATTCTTTTTCATGCTCAGCGATATATGTTTTTAATTGCGCTTGCGTAACATTATCTCGTGCGATATTCTCAATTCGCTCTAGCATGACAGTATGCTTGTCTACGCCATCCTTAATGTATTCGACCTTAGCTTGTAACGCGCCAAACTCTTTAGCTGATACCTCTGGTTTTTCGTTCATAATATAAATTATGACTTCTTGTCGTTATCTAGTACGGAAACGTCATAGTTCGCACGTCTATATAAAACGTCTCTGTTGGATTTTGATTAATAATAGCAGTGTCATACGGATTAAATATTGACAATGCACACACTATTTTATTTTTTGATTCGCGCCAGCCAGAAATAAGCACAGAGGTAGGTGTTGTGCCACCGCCTGAAACCGCAAAAGTCCTTACAAAGTCTATTTTAGACGCCGTGATAGCTCTGTCTGGATTCGTAGAGGTGCTGACTAGTAATCTTAAAATCCCAACGTTAGTCATATTAATCTCTTGTTTTTGAAAATATACAGTATTGCTTGCTATCGATATTCCACCGGGTAGAGTAAAACTCATAATACTTCCACCAGTAGCACTGATAGTCGCGTAATCGCTACTAATATTAAAATCGTCTGGATAATTATTCATCAGCGTACATCCTATAGTGATATTTTATAGTCGTGTTAAAAAACTCTTCTCTATATGACAATGTTAGTGCAGTCTTATCTACGAACGCACTATATCCACCGTTAGCCCACAACTCTAGCGATGCATAAGACAAAGAGCTTATCTGTCCGTTCTGCTCCAACCATAAGAGGACTAGTGGTTTATATCCAAGGTTATGTACAATCCGAATTTCTTCGTTAGTATTAACAAACACAGTTCCAGCCTTGTATAGCTTTAGCTGATTATTGTCGGTATTAAAAGTCATGTCGTGATAATGACTTGTGAATGAGGCTTTTCGATGAGGTTCTAAAGCGAACCCTATGATTCGGAAATAAAACGTAGCAGCAGTGTCGGTTCTATTTAACGTGCTTATATAGATTAAATTATTATCTACACGAACGTATGACAAATACTGATATTCACCTCTGTTATTGAAACCGCTAGTATTCACCTCGAATGCATTTTGCGAAAAATCGCTAGAAGTCGAAAATTGTGCTATCGGCAAAAACGCAGAGCCGTAAGTATTTGGTATAGTTATGTCGTTATAATCATGCGCGTTGACTGGTACTGGTATAGTATCGCTACGATAGATTACTTGGTCGATCGGATAATCGCTAGATAATACAAAGTCTTTTATCATTTCTGCTCCAAAAGCTCCATGACGTCTTTGCCCTCTTTACTTACCCAAAGACCAACCCTAGTTGCATAAGCACCAATTTTAATACGTTTATACGCACCGTCAGAAAACAGCAATCCGCTTCCGTCTAGCACGACAAGCTCCCTGCGGTTTATCGGGTCATAAATGACTAACCTGCCCGAACCTTCCTCGATTCGCAATTGTCCAGTAATCGACGAAATAATAGTTGAACCTTTTAATTTTAGGACTTCTTTCATTAGAATGCGTACACTTCCTCTCCGTTATAAACTGACCTATCATATTGTGCGAATGTGTAAACTTTAGTTTTTCTGACTTTTAATTTAGTAGTTAATTTACTGTCGCTCAACTTCTGAGATATTGCGATAATTTGATAAATTCCGCTTGCCAGTCGAGTATCTAGTTTAATTGAGTCCCCTATCTGCATAGCCGGAGAGCCTTTTACCTCTAACTCCAACATTGGGCTATATGTTGCATACCCTCTAAATATCGATTGTGTAAATGCTCTCGCGTTTTCGTAGTTTCCAAAAAAAGGATTGTCGTTTATTTCTAATAGGTGGTCTTCGTCGTCGCTCCAATTGTCGTCAAATGCTTCATAATCCAATTCATCAATTTGTTTTGAAGGCTCACCCCAAAGAAACACTCTGTCAATTTCGACTGGATAAAGTAGATCATTTGTGAACGTTAATATTGCTTTGCTTGGTGTCAATCTTAGTGAGCATTTCACACCTCTGTCAACAAAAGTTCCGTTGGCAGTTTTCGCAGTAAACCATGAAACGTCTGCGTTTTCACCCAATTTAGGTTCGATTAGATTAGCGCACGGGTCAGATAGGCTAACTTCACGCACGATCGGTAGTCCATGCTTTACAACCCAAAGGTTATCTGTATTTTTACCACTTGAGGTCTTTTCTGCGACCATCTGATAAGGTGCAATTACACGAATAGGTGTTTTAATTTTAACGTGATTAACAATACCTGAATTCTTTGAGGGTGTTATCGATATCACGTTGTCGTCGTCTAGTTTATAGTGAATGTTTTCTGCGATATCAGAGCCGCGTCCTTTGAACCGTATTAACCCTTCCTCGTCTTGCCACAACCTGCCGTTCTCAGCTTGAACTAATTTTTTAACAATATCAGCTAACGAGTCGTTTTTGTTCGGGAAAAATATAGGGATAATATTTGTTGCCCCTGAAAAAGTAAACTGATGTGGTGCAAACCCTAAGCCTTTGAATATCTCAGTTAAAATATAGTCTGTTTTTTTATAAGCCATTGGTGGCAATTCAGGCAGAGGCTGAGATAATGCCCAATTAAGAAAATCAAAAGCCGAAACTGAGGCTTCTGCTTTTCCTGGTTCTGCGTCAGGTAACATATTAGTAAGTCCCACAAATTGTGGTACATTTTCTTCACCAAATCCGAGCCACGCTCGTGTCGGAATGTTTGGTTTAATATATTTTGCAATTGGACTCTTTGAATACGGCACAAAATATCCGTCGTGATTAGCTAATTCAAAATCAGCAATCGCTGACTGTACTGAATACGGGAACTCAACGGAACGATTAACTGCAATCGATTTAATCCTATTTGAGATATCTGTGTATGCATAGGTGTCCCATATCTGAACAGGTGGTTGACTTGCGATATCTGACGCATATAAATCACCGCCTCCATATGTCGATTGGTCGTATACTCCCCATGAGATATTTTCGTTTCGAGTTTTGTCCCACGCCATAGCAACGCGCCACGTGAGCGGTCTGACCCAAGATTTCGCTAGTTTCTTAAATCTATCGCTAGTAACTAACATTTTATTGTCCCAAATTCTGCCCAGTCTCGACCATCGTTAATGTGATGCCTTCTATATCACCGCACAGGTTTATGACGTCCTTTTTACTGATAGAAATCTTCACTGGGACATTAGTAGCTGAGCCGTCAGATAATGTAAGCAACGGATATCTATTAGTCGTATATTGCCTTTGAATAAAGCCCCACAATTCAGCGAACTCATCTGTTGTTAAATGCCCAAAAATATTAGTCCAAACTCTTTTGCGATAAACGTAGTCTGTATATACATTTCCCGACAAAACAGTAACGTCTGTCTCTCCAAAATTAGAATTCTCAGAAAATGGGCTTGAAATGTATTCATGATTCCAAGTTTTTGAAGTTGTAGAATCGGTTAATGTCATCTCTTTCATGCGAACCTCGCTTTCTGGCTCTGTTCAAACGCCTGCATAATTTGGTCAGCAACTTTTCGCCTCTCGTCAGGAGAAGTTGCGAATACACCGCTCACATTGATGGTGATTTGTTGTGATGGCTGCGCGTTAGTTTCTTTTAGTACTTTAGTAAACGTATCTGCCATAATTTTTTGTGGCGTAACGATTTCTGGGTTCGCCTTAGCCCCTAGATATTCACCAGCGATAACAGGTGTAGCTGTAGTCAAAACACCACCCTTTGCTAGCCTTGGGAGACTGAACCTCTGAATGTTAGGTATGTGAACGTTAGGAATCTTATTTATAATATTTAAGGCTCCATTTAATAGATCTATAGGCTTGTTTATGACCCTCTCGATTTGCGCTATCAAACCGTTTATCATTCCTTTACCAATGCCGATAACGCCGTTCCAAGCCGCAACTCCTAGATTTGCCGCCCATGAGCCAAAATTGCCCAAAGAGTCGCGCATCGGCTTCCAGAATCGACCGCCGCCAAAATCGAAGAAGTCGACAGTCGCTCGCCACATATCATCTAAGAATTTGCCGAATGTATATTTTCCGTCATCTGCCTGTTGCTGATTGAGTGTCTTCAGTTTATTATTTAACTCTTCTCTCTGTTTTTTCAGCTTCTCTAAGGTCTCTCCGTTATTTGCAAGAATACCCGCATTTGTTTCGGCGTTATTAGATAGAGCGTCTTGCTTTTGTTGTTGAAGTGTAGCTAATTGTTCATCGCGTCGCTCTTTGAGGCTTTCAATCTCATCAAGCTTAATCATATTTTGAACACTAGCCAAATCAGCACGATGTTTATCTTGAAATGCTAATTCAGTATTGAGTTGTTGCTGTAAATCAGCAAGTTTCTGATCTCTCTTAAGTTTGTCTGCGTTGTTTTCTGCGTTTAGTTTTTCTTGATTTGCCGCAAATTGCTCATCGTATAGTGCCTGCTCTTTGTCTAATGCAAACTGTAACTCAGCAAGCTTCTGAGCATTATAAGAATTATTAAAGTTTTGCAAAAACCTAATCTGATTTGTTAGAGCCTGAACCTTACTTTCGTGCTCTCTAATCTCCTCAACTTGAGATTTCCTAAATGAAGCAGAGCGTTTGGCTATTTCAGCGTCATAGTTGGCGTTTTCTTCAGCAATTTGTTTAGTTAGGTCCTTAATTGTGTCTTCATGTTTGACGCGGATGTCATTTAAGTCTCGGCTATAATCTCGCCATATTTTAGCTGCCTGAGCTTCTAGTTTGTCTAACTCCTTAGTTAGTTTTTTAGCGGATTTTGCCGCCTTATCCATACCCTTAGATGAGCCGCCAGCAGATTTCTCAAGTAGCGCAATTTGAGCATCAACACTCGCCAATTGAGATTTCAGACTCTCAGCACTCTCTCCACTACCACCAGCTGCAGAACCAAGCATTCCAAACGCCTGTGCCGCCATCACCGCACCAGCAGCGATTGCAGACAGTAACGCTATAATTGGGTGGCTCATAAACGCAAACATCGCCGCTCGAGCTAATATGAATCCTTTTTGCAATACAAATAACCCACCAGCAACAAGCGCGAATGTTACGATTCCTGAGCCTGCGACCTGTATAACGCCGCTAAGCTGTGTTAGAAATGGTCCGACAGCTCCTGTTAATCCTCCAACAGCATTCAATACAGTCTCTATTCCTGCACCAACTCCAGCTAAAATTACTCCAATATTACTTGCCCCTAATCCTTGAATAAGATTAGCCATTCCTCGAGTAATAGCAGTCTCCATGTTTGTAAATGAAGTCTGAAGACCGCCAGTAGCTTTTTTCACTGTTGAATCGAGCGATTCAATCCCTCCACCTCCATTGTGGTCTAGTTCTATAAGCTTTTGAGTCAATTGCTCGGCGGATAATTTACCCTCACTACCCATTTCTTTGAGCGCACCCATTGTAACGCCCATCTCTTTCGCTACCGCCTGTAAAACAGGTGTCATGCCTGAGTTCAGTAAGGAGTTAAAAGTTTGAGCCTGAACAGCTCCACGTCCAAAATCCTGTGAGAGCTGAGTTATAGCATTATCCACCATAGCGCTTGTGCCACCATATGCTAGAATGGCGTCGTTTATAGCCTTAAATGCTTGCTCTCCAGCAACCATTGAACCAGAAACAGCTACAAGACGTTGCACGCCTCTTACGGCTTCATCAAGAGATGTAGGTAGCCCTCTGATATCTTCATTTAGCTGCTGCATTGAGCGAGAGACTTGCTCGCCAGATTGTCCCATTGCTTGGAACACGCGAGCGGCGTTATTTAGCGTGTCTACACGCCTTACAGCTGCGCCAATTGAATTTGTAACAAGTCCTATGGCTTTATCTAAAAGCAACATTGAAGCGCCAGCACCCGCGCCTATCGCTAGACCTTTTTCTAAACCAGAACCTTCTTTTTTCAAACCATTGAGCTTTGATTTCATAGAGCCAATATCAGCATCTAGCTTATTCAAAGCTAGTCTGACATCATATGAAATCTCGCCAACGTTACTCATCGAATGCTATCTCCGACCTCTTCTTCAAATCTTTCTCTAATGCACTAAAACCCTCTTTGGAAAACGCACCGGCAGTTGCATAATAAGTTGCTGATTGATTCTTAGCAGTCATTTGATTATGTACAGCGTCTGCGGCATCAATTAGCATCAAAGCCTCGTCTAAAGTAAACGGAACGAGAACCTTCTCAAAACTATCACCATTCTTCTCGAATGATTCAATATACCCACGCTTCACCGCTTCGACAGCACCCCAGCCAAGATATACACCCAGTTTAGCGATAATCCACATCTCAGGTGCGACTTTTGCTCCAGTAGCTTGTCGTGTAGTGCGCTCCTTGTATCGCTGCTCAACACGCGCCTTTTCTTCAGGAGTAAGTAGGTCTTTTAAGTTGACTACTGCCACTATTTACGCCTACTTTCTCGGTTAGAAAAAATGTCATTAAACAAATCCTGAATAGCTAAACTAGACAAGCTACCTAGCATTTCCATTGCTTTTTTAGAATCATCGAAACAGCCAGCATAAATCTTAATCTCTTTTTCTGCAAGCTCTTCACGTTCTGCTAAAAGCTTGTTGCCGCGGTCTACTTTCTCGACAACGCTCTTGTCATCGTCTTTGATTTTTGACCTGTCAATCTTCTGAATTTCTGCCTGTAGTGCCATTAGCTCGTTTATAGCTTTGACAGATAATCGTGTAATCTTATTAATCTCTAGGCTTTCATTTGACCCTAGCGGACGTACTTTTAATACTCCGTACGGTTCACCGAAATCAACCTCTTTATAACCTTGATATTTTGATAGATTTAATTTAATTGTCATATTATTTACCCTTTCATCTTATAATTTTGAGGTTTTATCGTGAGCATAGGGACTTTTCGGGCAGGATGTGGTAATGTGTAAATGTCATACCAATTTAATAAAATAGGATTTGAGAATGAACAGACAAGAAGGGATGTTAGCCAGGGCTAGAGAACTTAAAGCCATGCTTAACGAGGGGATAATTACCAAGGAAGAGTTCGAGCAAGAGAAGAAAAAGTTATTATCTCAGAAAAATACAGTAGACGAGCAAAATAAAGGATCATCAAACATAGAAAATCTAGAACAGGAATTATTACGTAAAAACAGTAAACCAATAGAAAATGTGCTTGCTATAGCGGCAGTATTCTCTATGAGCTACATGAGCTTTTTATTTTGGGAAGGTTACCACAGAAGTATATCGTCTAATTTAGCAGAATCAGGAGCGACAAATGCCTCAGATCCGTCAGCTATAGCGTTTGGAATCGTATTATTATGGTTTATGCACTGGCTTATATTCGTTATGTTTACCACCAATATGGCTCGAAAACGTGGACGTTCAATACCGCTCGCCATTTTAGGGGCATACTTCTTCGGACTTTTGTCAGTATTCTATTATCTTTCAAAGGGAGATAGTACAGAACTAAAAGTACTCAAAGAAGAGAAAGTGCGCAAGCAAATCAGATAATAAAATACCGCTCGTTTGAGCGGTATTCTTATACACAGTTAGCTTACTATTCAAGTGGTTTCACTGTCTGAGTTTGAGGGTCGTATTTACCCTTCTTATCTTTCAGACCTGGTCCGTAGCGGAAGAAGCCCTTAGCTGTGCGGTTCATCTGGAAGGTTAATTCCAAAGTTGAGTCATCTCCACTAGCTGAAAATGTAGTATCAAAGCTGTCTGGTAGCGTTACACTATATACGTGAACGTCAAAGTCGTCATTAGCTTCACAGACTGGGTGAATGTGCAATGCTACAGTAGTTGCAGAACTTGCACAAGCTCCAGCACCCCAAGTCACGCTTCCAACTGTCTGTTTTGCGCCTGACGCTGCCTCGTATAGTCCAGCGTAAACAGCCTTGACACTTTCTGGACCAGCCAAGTAAAGAGTGAGTGTTACTTCTGACGTGTCAGCTCGACCGCTTGGGCGGCGAATAGTACCACCTTGAGTTTCAGTTTCTGTTGTGCCGCCTTCATATTTAACGGCGATATCTCCCAGCATGTCTTGTGGGATTACTAGCTGACCTAGATAGACTTCTTTTGGTCCATTCTGCTTTGCTAGTGCTTTTTTGAACTCTTCTACGTTCATATTTCCTCCTTTTAGTTAACTCTTGCAAGCCCCGTTATTGCGTAAATCATTCTGCCCTGAGTATCCCTTTCGACAGATGTTGGCGTTGATATTGATTCTATAACCACACAATCAAAGCCTTCCTCTGTGTACTCAGTCCCAGGTAGAGATATACTCACGCCGAGCTTATTAGATAGAAATTCAGATATTCTAGCCAATCTCTTGTACCCGTCCAAATCATCTTTCCCTCGTGAATAAAGTTCAAATGAGTATGTAGGACGAACGCCTCTCGACTGGTTGCCGCCTATATCAGAGATATAAACGCCTTTCCTGTCGAGAGTGAGCTTATTCCAGAATAGATCTTTATCAATTTCACCGAATTCGTTGTTTTCTAGATATTTAAGAAGCGACAGTGAAAAAACTTTCATCGAAGACCTCCCTTAAAATCAATTTGTTTCTTCACGCTCTCGCCTGCTTTTTCTAGGTAGTTCAGTGTTTGTGGGTTCTTTTTATTTTCATAATGACGGCGTTTTGCGTATGGAACATCACCGCCACCGAACACAACACTTGTAGTATCACCATTATCGACAAGTCGTACGCTCTGTTTTAGCGCTCCAGTGTCAACTGGTGCTAGCATTTGCGCTCGTGACATTATAGCCTGAGCAATACCCTTTCTCTTGTTTTTAGCGTTCACTGCTTGAATTCTCTGCCAAGCGTCAATATTATTCTTGAGCTTCACCATAGTAGTCTCCATAGTCTGCACGCTCCAGAGTTAGAGTGTAATGCTCTAATGTGTCAGTATCGAAATTCATACCAGCAGTTGCACCTACAATTTGATAAGAAACTCCATTGACTTTAACACCATTACCTACAAACATGTTAGTGTCTGTAAAGTCTATAAAATCGACAGGCTTTACATGCAGTGTCGCGGTCGAATCAGTTACTTGAATGTTGTTTGATGTCGTAACCCCACTACGCTGCTTAAAGACGCCAGACAAGCCCGTATGGTGTCTTACAAGGTCGCCACGCACCGTTCCTTTGGTAATCTCCAAAAAAATGTAAGGAGTTTGCTTAAATACATCGAATATGGTCATTTCTTATCTCTCCTGAACGTAATGTGATTTGACTACATTGACTGTATTTATCAAGTATTGACTTATAGCTTTCGATAATCCTGTCAGTCTCGCTCGTCTTATCATAAGTAATACTGAAGTCTTCGACCTTTTTAGAGGTAATCTTATCGCCTCCAGCAAGTTTTACAGCAAACAGTTCAGATATAACTTGAACTAGTTCCTCAGGAATTACTTTCAAACCAAATCCAGCACGAACAGTTATTACGTCAGTATGTTTTGTGGGCTTATTCAGTACTATGTTGTCACAAAGCTGACTAGCGTTATCTCCTAGATAAGTAGCAAAGTCGACCGAGTTAGAGTTCACTTTAACAGATTTAATCTCAGAACAAAGACCAATAAACACAGACCTCATCCCGTCTCTACCTTGAAAAGTTCGCTCTTCTTCTATATAGCCGACTTTACTACAAATCAGTGCTTCAAGCTTACTGATAGCTATTCGCAATAGGTTATCAAAGTTGTCGCTTTCAAATGAAGTTAGGGAGCGTTGCAAATAGCTCTCAACTTGTTGTTTAGTCAAATTGTATTGCATATCTCAACGCTCCCCTTTCATTAAGCTTTCTTCAAACCGATTGCTGATTTCAAGCCAGACAAGCCACCACCGATGTAAAGCTCTTGCAAGAACTCTTCCTCGTTGGTCTCAAGCTTAAAGTTAGTGAAGGCTTCTACAGAAGTATCACCAACCGTCTTGTACGCACCAAGCACGACAACGTATGCGTCATAGTCTGGATCAGTTGCATCAGTGAACCATGTCGGCTCAATGATAGTAGCTGTGTCTAATACGTCTTCAGCCTTTGCGCCAATCTGGAACAGGTATTTACCGTCAGCGCCCTTTTCAAAGCGTGCGCTTGTTGCAAAGCCTTTCTTAGCGATAAGAACAATCTCACCGTCAGTACGGATCATGTCCTTAGCTCGTGCTACGGCTTCAGCACGGCTCATACCAGCTGCGATAGTCAACTCATCACCGAAGGTATTCTTTGCTTTTACGTCTGACTTAATAGAAGTAAATGACGCAATCTTGCGCTTGTCGCTATCCTCACGACCGTCACCGATAACAGCAGCACGCTCAACTTCACGGATAATTCGGGTAGGCAATTCGTTCAGAACGTATTTCATCAATGCGCCTGTTGATTTGTTCTCGCGGATAGTTTGCTTGTCCAGTACTAAGTACTTGTAGATCACACCAGCGCGAATAGTACGGCTTTCAAAATCAATGACCTGTTGGTCTTTCTTTTCACCCTTTTTGTGTCCACCAGCACGGCTCGTGTCAGCTTCGACATCGGCTTTGTCCCAAGTAACCTTGAATACATCCAAACCAGTCTTATTCAATTTGCTGAAGATTTCACCTGATGTTACAGCGTCTTCAATAGCAGAAACGACTGGCTCTGGCAGTTTGAAAAACTCTTTGTCGGTCAAGTTATTCTTAACCAAAACATCTTGCCAGGCGCTCTTTACGTCGTTAAAAGTACGACCAGCGTTTGCCATCAATACTTGTGTAAAATCTCGCACTGATGCTTGAGTTTTTAGATAGTCATTAACAGTAGGGGTTGTCGTAACCTCTGCTTGCTCTTTTGGCTCGATGATTTGAGCCTTTGCGATTTCCTCGTTCATTTCGTTCTCCTCTTCTTTACCTGATTTATCTTCTACTGGCGTCTCAGGTGTGTCGTCAGTAGGTTCTTCGACCTTTTCGGTCTCTTCGCTTTTTACTCGTGTAGCGATTGCCATTGCCGGTGCCAGACAAGCATCTTTCACGATTGAGGTATAGCTAGCGGCAGCTTTCATAGCGTCAGATAAGCTTGTTTTCGCTTCTACTGCTTCGGTTGCAAATCCAAGCTCCACAGCTTCAGCGGCAGTCATCCATGTCTCAGCAGCCAACAGTTCTTCTATCTTTTCTTCAGATAGTCCTGTTCGGCTTGCATAAACTGGAATCATACTCTCACAGGTCTTCTCTAGCATTTCAACAGCTCGTCCTAATTCGTCTGCATTTCCTGCTGCAATTGTCCACGGTTTGTGAACCATCATCATTGCACCAGGTAGCATAACGATTTCGTCGCCAGCCATTGCTATGAGAGACGCTATAGACGCAGCCAGTCCATCGACCTTCACTACAACACGTCCGTTATATTCACGGAGCATATTGTAAATCGATACACCAGCGAATACATCACCCCCAGGACTGTTAATCCTCACTGTAATGTCGCCTGTATGCGCAGCTAATTCCTCTTTGAAAAGTTTTGGCGTAACATCGTCCTCGAGCCAACTCTCGCTAGCAATAGTGCCATTGATAATCAACTCGTTTGAGGCTTCAGCTTTCGCCCACTTCCAGAATTTATCCATTAGCGTTCCTTTTTAAGGTTATTATTCGGCGCTCAAATGAGCATTGCCTTAATTTCATTCTGAGGTGCTATCGTGAGTGCGTGGTGGCTTCTCATCTTCAGTGAAGACAAGCTGTTTTATCTTGTCAGAGCAGTCAGTCGCGAACAGAACTTTAATATTCAATTTCGCTTTACATTTAGAGTTTGGGCAGATTAAACCCTGTATAGCAGTAGAAGCAACTGCTTCAAACAGATATCTACCACAGTACTTACAGTTTATCTTTATCATTGCTTAATCCTGAATTTTGGGCGACCACCACAATTAGGGTGAATAGGTCCGCCAATATTTTCTTCATAATCATTTACCCATGTACCGCTGTCTGTTTCTATTGCTTCATTAAGCTTTATCATCGGTTGAGCAACAGGCTTCCAGATTCCTTCCAACGCTCTACACTCTGGGCAATGGGCGCCGACTGGATGATTTATAGTCTTTTCAATTTCTGCTCCTGTTTCAGCTTCGAGCTGTTTCATAGCTTCTACATCGCCAACACTCTCAGAGCGCTGTATCTCAGTGCGGGCTAATCGAGCAACTCTGTATTCGTCAGTGTTCATAATATCTCTCAGTAAGTCTCTTGTTTGGCTCTCACTTAAATTATCAAGACGTGATCGCTCTAGTGTATCGTTGATGACCTTTTTAGTTTCATCATCATATGATTTAGCTACTCGTGTAAGATGTGAACGGTAATCCGCTCTAGCAGTATCAGATAGAACAAACTCGTCAGTGCTTTCAGTGTCTAGTCCTGCGCTCTTAATCATGTCTAAGCCTTTTTTGTACTGGTCTGTACCGCTCGAGATAAGCAATAGAGTGATTAACGCTAATGAGTCTTCTATAAAACGTTCCAGATTGTCGTCTTCAGCTTCATTTTGAGTTCCTAATTCTTGAATGGCTTGGTCAACACGACTCTGCATAAAACTCTTCGCAATATTATACAGTTTGTCGTACTCAGAGACTTCGGCTTTAAGCGCACCTACTGTACGTGGGTCTGGAGCTTTCTCCACTTCGCCGCCCTCGTCAACTTGGGGCTTGTCGTTTTCTATCTCAGTATTGTTATTCTCGCCCAATTTAAGCAGCTTGTAGTTTTGTGGTAGTTTTAGTGCGTCAATGACTGAATCTAATTCGTAACCTTTATCAACCAGCTTTAGTATAGTATCTGTGTTGGTTGCCATCACTTCCGCTTCAACCTTTTTGCGGTCGGCAATCTCTGGTATTTCATAGTCAAAAGTAATAGCAACACCAATTCCGCCAGTAATTCGATTGAGCTCATGCGTCAAACGAGAGTAAATCTTAAGCGCTCGTGGATAAACAACACGCTTAGCAAATCCACGCTCGGAAACGTCAGCATTTGAGTATTTAGCCTGATCATCAACGCCTTTAATAATCTGACTAACGCCATAAGCCATATCAATTCGCTTATTCGCCTGTTCAAACACAGCCGCAAAATCAATATCTTTTTGAGATTGTGCATATGGTATCCATTGAATCTGTGCTTCAGCAGGCTTATTCGTTGTCGGGTCGATTGGACGATGAGAGTATGTAACATTACCATTCTTGCCAGCGCCTCGGTGTCGAGATTCCAACAGGTCAACCATATCGTTATATTCACGAGCAGTACGAGCTGCGACAACAAACATACCAGCAGGAATCGCGTTATTCTCGAAGAAACCACGTTGGAAGTCAGCAATATAATCATCTAATGTTATCCATTGGGTAGCGGCTTCAGTTGGTGAGTATCCAGCATATAAGTTGCTTGGGTCAACACCTCCAGAAATTACAATAACTTGATCTTCAGTAAAAGTCTCAGCCCCTACTTGATAGTAGGTCTTGTTATCGCGGCGTGTAATACTTGGATGCTCTAAGAATGTGAATCCAGCAATGTTCTGACCTTTGAATCCATAATTCGTAGTCTTTACAGCTTTACCGTCCTCTTTTGCCCAAACTAGAATAAATGTATTACGATTTACTAAAGTAGAAACAATAAGCTTCTCGCTGAATGAAACGAAATCATCTGCTTGATTAGGATGATAGAGCGCATTAAGAATTGGGTTGTTCTGTACGGTCTTGCCATTCGAGTCGATGACTTTTGGCATGATAGTGATAAACTCGTTAGCAATCGCCTGAATATTTGGATAGGCGGAATCGTACTTACTTGCACAATAGCGACTATACCAGTCTCCTGTATTAAAATTAGCTAACGAAGAAATGCCCTCAACCTTTACTTGAGATTTTGGCTTAAAAAGTGACAATAAATTCATAATACTATTATCGCTACCTATCGTACGCCACCGTACTCTATCTGTGGGATAAACATCTCGGTAAGCCTATACCTAGCGGCGTCTAACGCATGATCGTCGCCGTCTTGTGGAACGTTTAGGCTTTTACCTGATCTATCAGTCGCCCACATATATCTTAAATATTCTTTCTGTAGATTGGTTGAGTTCTTTGTGTATTTAATATTAAGCTCACTCATCTTATTAACGCTCCATTGTCTATAAGTCTGTTTGGCATCACCACTAGTCTTAGTCACTCCTTTAACCGTACAGCCTAGCTCCACAAGTTCAGCAATGTCTTTAGGCGCGGCACTATCCGCAACCCCTAATACACCAGCCAATCCTTCTCTATGAATAACCTCTGAGATATCCTTATTAAACAAACCTGTACTGTAAAGCTTCTCATCAAGGATATATCCGTCAGCTTCTCGATAAACACAAACAAGTGCTGTCGGGTCGTTCGTAAAACCGAAGTCTAATCCATAACCTATTAGTTCAGCGTGCTCAGGTATCTCGTTGATAGATTGCCAGCCATGAAATACTAGTCCTTCCAATTCACCAATCTGCCCCTCGCCATAAACTTTCCACCAGTTCTTATTAGAGCGACGCCTTTCGATTGTAGCAATAATACTATCTTCAAGCGCTTCATTATCTTTATAGGTTACGATAACGAAATCAACATCATCACGTCCTACCAGTTCATGCGCCCAATATTCAGCCGTTGGGTTGTAGTCAAGATAAATAAACTCACGCGTACGAACCTCTAATTGGTTAAACGCGTCTTCTCTGATTAAGTTAGCCTCATTGATAAATAGGACATCTCGCCTAGGACCTCTAGCTTTATCGTCATCAAGGGACACGAATTCAAACATCGTACCGTTAAATAGTGTAAACGTGTAATCTGATTTGTTCTCTTTGATTCTGTAGTACTGCCAATAATTATTAGTCGTGAGTATATTCTTGAAGTCTCGCAATGCACCTCTCTTAAGATGAGGTAAGTTAATACTTGCGATGGTTATTATTTTGCCTGGGTTTTTCGTAGCATATTCAAGTAACAATAATAGTATAGCTATTGTCTTGCCAGCGCTAGTGCCACCTTGAACAATACGAATACGTTTGTTGAGTCGTTTAATTTTATAGTAGGTAGAGGTCTTGCCGAACACATCAATCTTTCTTTGATAAATCCTCTAGCGGTTTTGGCGCTTCAATATTAGTCTGCTCGATGGTTTGTTTTGGCGTGCCATAAACCTGGTTAATCATCGCCTCAATCTCTTTCCACTGAGCTTTTCTTATAGCTATAGCCAATTTACGCTCGAACAGACTCTTATTCTCGTCTTCAGCGACTTTACGCAGTTCTTCTTCTGTGAGCTTTATCATCTGCTCGAGTTTATATCGTGCTGTTTCTGTTTTCTTCCAGGCGCCATTATGACGACGTTCTGGGTGTGCTTCAAATCCTGGTGGCGTTGGAACTCCATTTCTACCAACCGACGGTTTGCGTTGCTTTCTAGGGGCTTCTGCTGTCATATCATTCCTCCTTATTGCCTACACAAGTCCCCACTCGGCGAACTTCTCAAAACCACCAACACCTTCAATGTACTTTCTAGCAATTTCAACTATTTCAGAATAGGGTAGCCCATCAACCATCTCGTCGCCTATAGCACAACTAATATTCACTACTTCGCCTGTCTGCTGAGCCTTCAGATACGCGTAAATGTTTACAGCCACATCCGCCTTGCTTAAATCCTTGCCATGCAAGCCGCCACCAGTTACGGCTTCGCCCATATCGCTTCCGAGCTTTCTATTTGTAGCACCAGTATCAACATCTAGTCCTCCAGTCCAGTCTCCGAGAGGATTTATGACTAGGTTTGTATATTGTGCCTGTAGCCGTTCTCTCAAATCTGCTGATGAGGCATGCGACTGGCAGACTATCAACCGACCATCGTCGAGAATATACTTACCATCAGTCGGATAATCATTAAACAACTTTTTAACAAGATCAGAGAGCTCTTTTACGACAGAGTTCGTTGGAATCCCCTTGAATATCCCATTATCGCCTGCACGCAACCTCTCGTGTTGGTTACGCGCTAGTTCAACATCTTGGGGTACGCTAATGACCTCCACGGATGAAATCTCTGACAATCTATATACAATACCATGGATACTTTCGTCGCTAATGTTAACGCTCGATTCAATAACGATAAAAGCCTTTCTATGACCAATTAGAACTTCAACCGCAATCTTCGGGTTCTCTGCCTTCTGGTATGCTAGGTCGACTATCGCACCAGCTATTCTGTCTGCTACTTTGTCAGGGTGTGTAGGGTTTACTTTTTCGATCATACTATTCCTCTCTTTCCTTTTTTACAATTCAATCTCTGGTGTAGCTTCTTCCCAGCCCTCCTCGGAGCCGGTAATTATCTTGTGCCACCGCTTTCTTACAACATCAACATAGGCTGGCTCTAATTCTGAAGCCACGCAGATTCTGTCTGTCTGTTCACAAGCAATCAGAGTTGATCCACTGCCCGCGAAAGGCTCATAAATAACATCTTTGGCTTTCGATATGGATAGGATAGCTTTCGCCATTAGCCCAACAGGCTTCATAGTTGGGTGGTCTTTACTTTTACTTGGGTTAGCAAAAAACCACACGTCAGACTGAGATCGCCCACCGTTCCATGCTCTGCGGTCGTTGATATCTCCGTATATAGCCATTTCGGCAGCAGATTCGTCACCGCTTTCTGCGTCATACTTTCCATCCGATACATGATAGAGTATCGGCTCGAATTGGTGCTGGAAGTCTGACCCTCCAAGAGTGAACCTGTTCTTCACCCAAATAATATAACTCCTCCATACCAACCCAGCAAGCTCCAAACTGGTGCGAAAATCATCTAGTTTAAGAGGGGACATAAACGCCAATACCCCCCCCCGAAACATTACGGCTAATACTACTAGCTACGTCGTCTAAGAATTTACGAAAATCATCATCAGACATTTTGTCGTTGGCAATCTTCTTTCTGCGTGCCTTCGCACCCCCGATATATCCAATTCCGTACGGAGGATCTGTTACGCACGCCGTAGCGGGACTTTCGAAAAATCTATCCATATCCATAAACGAACCACAGTATAAAATGTGTCGACCTAGACGATATGCTTTTCCAGCCTCAGAAACAGCAGGAGAATCATCTTCTACTGGCGGTGGAGTGTCTTCTGTGATGTCTACATCATTGAGCATGACAGGCAAGTCTAACCCCCACGCATCCAGCTGCTCTCCATCCCACTCATTTGCTAACAAATCATAATCCCAATCGCCACCACTGACATTGTCTTTAATGACAAATTCGCGCTGCTTCTCATCACTCCAGTCTACAATCTTTACAGGTATTGTTGTTAAGCCAGCCTCTTTAGCTGCACGATAGCGCATATTACCACCAAGTATCGTCATGTCCTTATTCACGACAATTTCACGCGCCTCAATCATTTCTGGAAAATCTTTCAGAGATTGAACAAGTTTCTTGAATGCGTCGTCCTTAATAATTCTTGGATTATTTGGATTTGACTTGATTTTTGACAAGTTAACATATTGACGAGATATCTTTTCAGCCGTCATTTTATTACCTCCACTAAAATTATTACTAAACCTATTGCCGAAATCGGCTTCAGCAAATAACTAAAGTCTGTCATTGATAATATCCATATCAATGTTACTGTCCACACACCAGTACAAACCATACATTCTAAAACGCGCACTTTTCTTTTCAGCAGTATCGAGCGTAATTTACTAAATATATCAAACGGACCTGATGTAGCAGTTAATAAATAAGCAAGAGCAAATCCAGCTAGAGCTATCATTCTTTATCTCCTGGTAATTTGCCTAACGGGTAGGCTTTATTGTCAATAACGCAAAAAGGTTGTGGTAATTTCCAGGCAGCCGCTTCTTTATAAAAACTTTCGCTTAGAGGTGTTCGGATGACTTGAACTACCTGCCCATTATTCATAGCGTATTCTTCAAGACGTTCCATCTGCACTTTGTAATGACCGCAACTTGCACATTCTTTTTGATAGACTTTAATAACTTTTGTCTTCATCGTACAAACCTCACTTTTCTATTAGTTAAATCAGGCAACCCTCTTGCTTTTTGAATAGCTAAATCGTATTTATTCGCCCTTTCGAAGACTTCCTGGATGGTTATTTTCTTTCGTTCCATTAGAAACCTACGAAAAGGAGAGAAACTGCGACTATATGAAGTTCTGTCGTAGACGAACCAGCGATGAAATACATACACACATTCTCTATCGCATACATAAATAGCTTCATGACTGTAGAATATGACTGTTAAATTAGATACTTCGCGTATCGGTATATAGTCTATTCTTCTAGTCACTTTCGCCACCTAGCAACTCCCAATTGTTAAAGAAATAAAAAAACACGGAGCAAGTAGTTCCGTGTTAATTTAATTATATTATTATATAGACAGATTGTCTAGGGTTTACTGTAGCATATCCATTTGTACCGCTTTTTCTATCTTCTGCGACTTTCGCAAGCAACTCCGTCGCCGTCTCTGTCTAAATCTGGTGAATATCCAGGTTCACCACGACGCATGTTGCTATATCCTGCAGCGCGAGCTTCTTTACAGCTGCTAAAACTTACATCGCTAGGTTGAGTTTGCTGCGGAGCAGGAGCGGCAGGCGCAGTTTGCTGTGTTGCTGATTTTTCTGTATTGCCAGAGCAGGTGCTTGGCGACCACAAGCCCTTATTTTCTTCACGAGCTAATCTCTGCGCCTCTCTAAATTGAGACTGCCACCTATGAGGATTAGAATTATACGTGTATTCATGACCGTAGCCTTCGCGAATCATTGTATAAGCTACGTTCGTGCCATCTTCGAGATAAATATAGAATAAATCTCGTCCGTATTTGTCTTTGCTGCTTTGAGTAGGATCTGCAACTAAGTAAACCGTTTTACCAGCGACTAAATCATTCATTTTTTGAGATGCTTCTCTGCCGAAACACTGAACAGGCTTGCGTGGATGCTTCGTTTCAGGTGTATCAAGCCCGACAAGACGAATCTTGGAGTGGTTCGACGTACGAATCGTATCGCCATCTATGACCTCTGTTACAGTATCTTTTTCACCTTGCTGAAAATTCGCGTCTTGAGCTAATGCTGGATTAAATTTTGGAGCTTCTGGCTGTTTTTCTGGTTGTTTTTGCTGCGGCTGTTCGTTTTTAGCAGACTGAGTGTTGGCGGATTGCTTTTCTGTTTCGCGAATCTGAGCCAGCATAGGGCTTCCTATGCTGAATAAAGCAACGACGAGACATAAAGATATAATACGAGAGATTTTAGATATCTTCTTCCACTTAAAAATGGTAATTCCGAGTAATATGATACTAGCGAGCATTAACGTCGTAGCTACTGCTTCTTTTAGTCCGCTCGACATCCAACATAGAAATATAAGGATTGCTGTGACAATGAACCACGTAGGTGTCAGTTTTCTCCAGTCTGGTCTATTATCGTTTGTGTTTTTATCGAGAGATTTCAGTGATTTCATATTATAAATTATAGAAGTAATTTGGTATAATACAAGTAATAAGTTGCGATCACCTCGGTCGCAATTTTTCTTTTGCCACAAGAGTGGTCGCTTTTAATTAAGGAGGCTACTCATGCAAGACACGAAAACTATCCAGCTACCAAGCGGCGGCGAGGTGGCGGCGGTCGATATACAATACGTTTGGATGGTTTTTCTCAAAATAAAACATACGTCCACCACAGCAAGCATCAAGTATGGTTGTCGGGGTAGTTTTTATTTCTCCTCCAAGAGTTCAGGATTTTCGTGAATATTACCTATCACTTCGCAAGTCTTTTCTGGATTGAACTCATTTAGAAATAACCACATAACCGGCTTTCCTCTTTCATAAACTTCAAACATAAATGCCGCGTGGTCTTCTTTATATGTAATTTTTCCTCGACATTCAGACTTATTACTGCCTAATGACTTCTGAACGATAATATCGCCCTCGTAGATTTCTGTACCATTCTTGTCTTTTAACCCTGTGAATTGCTCGATAATAAGGTCGTCTATCTTAACAAACCTCTGGTCATTGAGAGGCTTCTCTATAATGACAGCTGCACAAATAGTTCCATCATAATCAAATTGTAACATCGAAACATTGCACATTTGTTTATATGGCTTGTGCCAAGCCCTAATTTTTAGTTCACGCATTAGACTTCCTTTCCATTCTTATAACACTTGAGGTAGCCCCGCTCGCCACCAAGCGATTTACAACGGGCTTCAGCTTCGCTTATTTGCCTCTCTTCTGTAGACACCCAAACATTGAATGCAATAACACCAATGATTCCCACCACAAATATTATGAATATAAACAAGGCTTCTTTTTTATTCATTCTTCTCACTCCTGTTATAAGTAACTTTACAGCGCTGTCGCTTATCTCGATGCATTGCGACGTGACGATTGATACCGAGATAGTGAAATTCCTTATCGCATGTATGGCAATAGCATGATCTATCGGTACGAGTTGTGTATTTCATAGCACGTCTTTGGCTTTAATCACTTCTACTCCTTGGTCGCCAACAGTAGAATCAGCGTTATAAATCTCATCAGCGTAATACTCTATTACGTCTGGAAAGTCTGCTCTAGACACAACCTCTTGGCTCGTGGCAGCCTTCCTAGCTTCATCCTCAGTTTCTGCCTCAACAAAAACTTTGCCCTCTTGCACTATTCGAACGTTGACTTCGTAAATCATTGTCATTTCCTTTCTTTATACGAGGCATAACTTTTAGTAATTCCACCCCTGTTATTTTATTCTCGCTTATTTGTAGTTAGTAATTTCAACCGCAGAACTGGGGCAAGGCGACACCAAGTGTATATCATTGATTAATTACTTTAAGGATTGATGTCGCCAGTTGAACAGACGACTTGGGTGGGCAAAAATAGTCATCTGTCCAGTTGACAGCACAATCACAGAGCAAAGGATTTCT